AGGCTTCTTAATCATACTGGGTAATCTGGGGAGGGAAACCTCCCCAGGTTTTTACAAGGGTATTTTATGGCAGATTTAGTTACTAGAGATCAATACAAAAGTTATAAAGGTATTGAACATTTCAAGGACGATGGTAAAATCGATTCCTTGCTTTCGCCTATAAGTACGTTAGTAAAAACCTATTGCGGTACCAGTTTTATAGACCATTACAGCAGTAACAAGGTCGAAATTTTTGATATAACTGATGGTCAAACTGGAGAGCTTTTCTTAACTGAATCGCCTTTAGTAAGCGTAAGTTCAGTAAAAGAAAGAGAGGGTATAACAAGTGCTTATACTACTTTGGTTAATAATACTGATTATTATATAGATGCTGAACATGATAGATTATATAGAATCGATGGAGACATTAGTTCCAAATCTTGGGCACAAGGTTTTGCATCGGTAGAAGTGACTTACAGAGCTGGATACTCCGCAACTCCACAGGACTTGCGATTAGCTATATATGACTTAATTACTTATTACCTTAAAGAAGAGTACAAAGGTAGAAAGTCTTTAGCTGGTGCAACGCTTCAAAATGAAACGTCAACCACTATCCGCGAGGATATAGGTTTCCCAGATCACATTAAAAGAATTCTAGATATGTATAGAATTGTGGATGTTATCTGATGGCACGTACAAATACTACTCGTCGCTCCGCCATACTAAATGCTATGGCAGAACTATTTGAAAAAATAGATGGCGGTGACGGCTATAAACAAGACCTTACTGGGGCAATAGAATCCCGAATGAAATTCTGGGACGAAGTAGAATCGTTCCCTTGTCTACATATGTCTTCAGGTACTGAAACTCGTGAGTACTACGGAGGCGGACAAAAATGGAGATTTTTAACCGTTACAATTCGAGTCTATGTCAACGCTGACGATCCCATAACTGAATTGGAAGAGTTACTAGAGGACGTTGAAACGGTTTTAGACGACGCAGGCCAGTTTGACTATCGCACTACATCTGGGACACAGCAAGTGACTCAGGTAACTGTGATTAGTATAAGCACCGATGAGGGAGCATTGCAACCTCTCGGGGTCGGCGAGATGATCGTAGAAATACGATATTAGAGCTTACTTTACTTCAGCAAACGCATAGTAAATACAGCTCAAGTTATATAGGAGACCATTATGGCTCTATTTTTTCAACGCGACGCGACCCTACAAGTCTACCCTAATAAGGCAGACGGTACGTTCCCTGCTAGTAGCCAGGCTTTCGCTATTCCCATGTTAGAAGGGTTTAGTTTTAGTCAGACCACTAACTCTAGTGAGATAACTCTCGCTGAAATGGAAAGTACAGTGGGAAGTTCAAGACGTGGCCGTAAGATGTTTAACGACTCTTTGGCTCCTGTCGAGTGGAGCTTCTCTACTTATCTTCGTCCGTATATTGCATCAAACAATGTACGACCTGGATCAAGTACTACTTATTCTTGGGGGGACTCAAAAGTTCACTTGGTTGATGAGTGTCTATGGAACGCACTACTTTCCAAATCCAGATTAGATGAGGCTACTAGTTCTCAATCTGTTGCTTCTGTAGCGATTAATGCTGCAGGAACTGGATATACAGTAGGCGATCTATTAACCTTTACTGGAGGTACTTTAGCTACAGGTGGTGCTCATGCTACGGCTCGAGTTCAAACTATCAGTGGCGGCGGTGCTACTGGACCTGTAACAGCTATTGATATACTTACTGGTGGTAATTATACCTCAGCCCCTACGGGTGTAACCGATGTAGGCTCTGGATCAGGCTTAACCCTGACTTCAGCAACTCTCGGTGAATCAGAAGACTCTCTGATCGAAAGAGATGGAACATTAGCTATGCTTAGCTCTGCTTCATCAAATAAATCAGCATTAAATACTATGAGTATGGAATTCATGGTTGGTACTAGTGTTGGTTATAAACTAAATAAAGCTGTTGTAAACTCTGCAACGATTAATTTCGATGTAGAAGGTATTGCTACTGTTGAATGGAGCGGCATGGCTGCAACCATTGACAACATTACAGCATTTACAACTACTAATGTTACGACTCCTGGAGGAGCAAATGCTGGTAAAGCAATCAATGAAGGCGGAACATCTGCTGACACTGAGAACTTTATTCGTAACCGACTTACTGCAATGGCAGTAGCACCGAAGACTTCCGGAACATCAGCAGGTGTAGCCGGAATGGCATCTAGCTACGACCTAACGGTAACAGGAGGAAGTATTACTATTGAGAATAATCTTTCTTACTTAACTCCTGAGGAACTCGGTGTGGTTAATAAACCAATCGAGCACGTAACAGGCGTACGAAATGTAGGCGGAAGCTTCACTTGTTATTTGGCAACATCGTCAAGTAATAATGGAAGTAAAGATTTTTACGAGGACTTAACCTCAGCTGCAGCACTTGATGTCATTACTCATGACTTCGAAATGGTCTTTAAGATCGGCGGTAGTTCAGGTTCTCCAAGAGTAGAGTTTAAGATGCCTCAATGTCACGTTGAAGTACCTTCTCACTCTATTGAAGATGTGATTTCTCTGGAATCCAGCTTCACCTCACTGCAAAGTGACATGGAGAGTAATGAGCCCGATGATTTGGAAATCACCGCATACGGTGTAGCACTAGCGTAATAGGATAGGCGGGGGTAAAACCCCGCCATTTCTTGGAGATAAAATGTCAACAGTTGCTTTAAAAAAGACTTTAGATGATCTAGCTAAAAATCTAGCTAAAACAGATTTTGTTAGAAATATGATGGCGAGAGAAGCACAAGATATAGAGTTTAAAAAAAGCCAGATGGCAGAAGAGTTAAAAGATCACTATTTTAATCCAGACGATGAAAATGGTCAACACGTAACACTAGGGGAAAAATTAAAAAGAGAGAAAAAGAAAAATCAGACTGTAATAGAAGACTATGTGGAGGACGCGCTTATTGCTTTAACTAAAGGATATGGAGAAGCAGAAAGTGTAGGAGTAATGCCCTCAACTAACATGGGAGCGTATTTAAGAGTAATAGCATTTAAACATAACCCAACCGCGCCAAAAAAGAGTCTAGAAAGAGGAACTAAGAATCCTTATAAGAAATTAAGTGATATTAAATCTGCTGTATTAAATGATGTAGTTAAGAAAAATCAAAGATATAGAGACTTTTTTTGGGGAGGTCGCTATTTAAGCAATGAGGAAGATCCCCAGGGAAATAAAGGGGCATTAAAAGCCAGTCAGTTTTCCATGGGATCAGCTATACATTTAGGACATAAACATGGCGTATCTATTGAAACAGCAACCGCTTTAGGAGAAGCCTTACCTGATCAGTTAGAAGCCCCTAAAAATATGACGCCAGAACAAAAAGAAGCCTTTAAGGCCGTAAATGAAAAACTAGCTTCTTATAAAATAGGTTTAGGAAAGTATGCAATAGGATTAGATGATGTAACTTTTAAGTTTGATGCCAAAGGAAATCCTGTGTTTAAATCAAGTAAAGTATACTTGCTGGCAGAAGGTCAGGGAGAGAATGTCGATAAAAAAGAAGAAAAATGGTATCAAGCCGGTCCCCCCAAAGAAGACGGAGGACTTCCAAAAGATTTCCCAGGAACAAAGAAGGGGCTACTAGAGTTAATAAATGTTATTGCGGATTTTTATAAAGAAAATGCTAAATATTTAACAATGCCGGGTTCTCCTTCTGTGATAGAAAGAGCAAGAAACTCACTCGTTAGCCCTAGAGTTAGAAAGCTAAGTACTAAAAAGAGTAAAGCTTTTAAAAAGACCCCTAAAAAGGAAACTAAAAAGCCAAAGCCAAGGATTACTTCTAATCTCGGCACCGCGGTAGCAACAGTTAAATCTGTTCGAGGTGCTCCTTTAGAATCAACAGGAAGTAAGGTAGGGGCTGTTTCAGGACAAAGAAAAACTACGGTAGGAGGTAACTCTTTTACCTCTTTAATAGCATTATTAAATCAAAAATTGCCAGATACAGTGGCAAGGAACATGGGACCGCCAGGTCTTCAGAACCAAACAGGAACTTTTGCAAGTGGTGTAAAAGTAACAGATGTTACTAGAACTGCTCAAGGGTACCCTAGTGTTGGTTATACTTATCAGAAGAATCCCTATCAAGTATTTGAAATGGGAAAAGGAGATCCTCGGTGGGCTACTAAACAAAGAGACCCCAGAGGATTAATTGATGCTTCGATAAGAGAAATAGCAGCCCAGTTAGCAATAGGTAGATTTTACACGCGGAGAATTTAAGTGGAATTTTTTAGAGACAGTGATGTGTACTTGCACTATAATAGTAATTATTATAAATTGCACGTTATGAACATTTCCTTTAATCAAACTTTTAAACAAAAAAGTTCTAAGCAGAAAACTTTACATAATACTGGTGCGCTAATTCAAGCTTCTGAGATAAATGAAGCTAACCCCGCCAAATTCGAATTAGACCTACTAATGATAGATGAGAGTTCGACATATCAACATATTCCATTATATTTATTACTATACAATGACGGAGACGATGTACTAAAAACTTTTGACCTTTATATTGACCCTTCAAAAAGTACAGACGCGCCTCGTAAAATGTATAAAATACAAACTTGCGTTTTTGAATCAGGAGCTTTTGAAATAGCCCGTGATAAAGTTATAAACTTAAAACTTCAAGGAGCAGGAACCAAATTAGAAAGAATAGCCCATAGCACTTTTAGTGTGGGAAGTTATGCTAGTGCGCCTACCTATTCAATTCCTAAAGTAGTCACAGTAACTGTAGATGGAACAGTATTAGATAGGGTAACAGGAGTAGCTTTAGAGGTACAGAATGATATAAAATGGAATAAGAATAATACTGTACAAGCATCACTAGAAGCTACTTCAGCAACAAACAGTACTTATCCCACTAGTTTTGTACTTGAAGGAAGAAGTGTAGCAGGTAATATTACTACTTATGTGGATGCACAAGCCTCTAATCTACAAAACTGGAAAGAAAATATTGCAATAAGGATACAAGCAGGATTAGCTTCTAACAATACACAGTTAGATGCTCAACTAACTCCTTGTTCCTTTACCAATAGAGTAAATCCCACAGAGGTATTTACTCAAGGATATGATTATCGTATGATAGGAAATCCTACAAACTTAGAAACATTATTCACTTATTAGGAGAAAAAATAGTGAAATTAGAAGACTTAATGGTTGATACCAAAACAGCATGGATTGAGTTTCCGGGCTGTGACGGTTTTGAGATAGAAGTAGCTAATCTTTCGAGAAAAGAGTTACTGAATCTAAGAAAAAGATGTATCAAAACAAAATTTGATAGAAAAACTCACCAAGCAGTAGAGGAGCTGGACGAAGATAAATTTGTTCACGAATTTACAAAAGCTACAGTAAAAAACTGGAAAGGATTAAAATTAGCTTATTTAGAAGAACTAATTTTAGTAGACTTAGGGACTAATGATCCGGACTCTCAATTAGAGTTTAATTTAGAAAATGCAGAATCTTTAGTCCAAAATTCCGCTGATTTTGATAATTGGGTAAACGAGGTGGTCTTTGACCTTGCCAATTTTCGTGGAAAGTCAGAAAGAAAAACTGTGGGAAAGACTGGAAAAGTGGCAGAAGCATAAAGACTCTAAAATGGATAAGGACAGATACTTATCCATGATGGATGAATTAGGACAGGATCCTATTCAAGAAGAGATACCGCCCGGAGTAGAAGACTTTCCCGAAATAGTTATAGATGGAATAAATACTTTTAATTCTTTAGGGGATAGAATATATCCTGAAATAGGTTATATAGGAAAAGACTACACTAATCTACCTCTTTATATAGAGATGTATAAGATAGAAGACAAAGATACATTTTTAGAAATTTTATTGAGGTTAGATGGAGAAGCTGTCAGACTTTCGCAAGAGAAATTGAAGCGAGAGTATGATAGAATAAAAAGGAAAAGCAACTAGTGGCTACTGAATCATTAATATTTGAAATAAAAGCAACTGCAAAAGGTTTCAAAGTAGTACGTAAAGATATAGATGCTGTCGCTGACGGTGTTGAAAGAACTGATCGTGCCCGAAAAAATGCTGGTAAATCTCAAGATAATTATAATCGAAGAGAAAAAGGTATTTTTCAAAGTAATTTATCCTCTGCAAAAGGCTTTTCAAAAATGAATCAAGCTATCGGGTCTGGTTCTTCCGGACTCGTTGGTGCTTATGCCACTTTAGCGGCGAATGTTTTTGCTGCTACAGCTGCTTTTGACGCTTTACGAAGAGCCGCACAGTTAGAGTCTGTAGCTGCAGGGTTAAAGATGGTTGGAGCTGCTGCGGGTAGAAACCTCACTTATGCTTCAGAAAGATTACAAGAAGTTAGTGGTTATGCCGTTTCTACAGATCAAGCCATGCGTTCAATGGCTTTAGGAATCTCTTCTGGTTTTAGTACTGCTCAAATGGAGAAATTAACTATTGTAGCTAGAGGAGCTTCAATCGCTTTGGGTCGGGACATGACAGACGCCTTAGATAGGTTGACTAGAGGTGTTGCTAAGTTAGAGCCTGAAATTTTGGACGAATTAGGTATCATGGTTCGTTTAGATGATGCCACAGAAAAGTACGCCACTACACTAGGAAAAACTGCGGATGATCTTACTCAATTTGAAAGAGTACAAGCTTTCATGAATGCAACCGCAGAGCAAGGTATCGCAAAGTTTGGAGCTTTAGCTGAAAAGTTAGATCCTAACCCCTATGATCGATTAGCTGCAGCTTTATCAAATTTACAAAAAGAAGGATTAACTTTACTTAATAAGTTTTTAATTCCTTTTATATCCGCCTTATCTAATAATATGGGTGCTCTGATAGGTGTTATAACTATTTTTGGTTCTACAATATCTAAGCAATTAGTTCCTTTTATGTATGGTGCTGCTAACTCAGCTAAAGCTGCAGCAAGTGAAATTGCTGGAACGACTAAACAAACAGCTATTGCAAATATTGCAGCTTTAAAAGGAGCTGCAGGAATGAAAGCCTATGGCGCGGCACTAGCAGACGGTACAGACGATCAAGCTAAGTTAGATACTGCTTTAAGAAGTTCTACTAGTTCTATTGGAATTTATAAAAAGAAAGTAGCAGACTTAGCAGCCGCAGGTAAAGAGAATACAAAAGAGTATAAAACAGCTACAGCTGAACTAGCAAACCTTCAGACTGCAACTCAATCTATAACACACGTCCAAGAAGATTCCCTAAAAACTAAACACGCCGCGGCTAAGGCAGACGCTTTGGAAAACGCCTCTAGAGGTAAGATGATAAAAGGATTTAAACACTTAAGAAAAGAAGTAGGATCTTATCATAGACAAAATTTAGATGGTCTTAAAACTGTTACTACCATGAATAAAACTCTGAATGCGGGAAGAACTGTAATGTACAGTGCAGGAACAGCTGCAAGATTCCTTGGCACTGGATTCATGGCAATGTTAGGACCTATAGGACTCCTTGTTAGTGTGGTATCTATGTTATGGCCTTACATATCTGAATTCTTTCAAAAAACAAAAACTGAAGTTCAAAAGACTGCAGACGAAGTTGTAGAGTCTTTCCATACTATACAAGACACTTCTGATTCTGTTATGGAAGTAATGGATAAATTTGGAGTCGCCAGCGGTGAAGGAATGATGGCAGGCTTTAGGGGTATGCAAGGTATTCTTTCAGAAATTGAATCTGGATTAAACAGGATTCAAGATTCTTTTAATAAAGCTGTGTCTGCTGCTTTTCAATTACTGTTAGTGGCAGAAGCGGAAAGAGAAGTAGCTTTAGAGAATGCCGAGAAGAAACTCAAGGAGTTACAGGAGCTTCAAGACTCAGGTACTTTGGTAAAAGGTAGTTTTGAGGAGGATGCTAACAAGGGTGCTATTGCGCAGCAAAAAATAGCAATTCAAAGTGCCAGAGATGCTATTGCAGCTATGGAGCCAATGTGGGAACGACATGAACAAGTTAAAGGAAAAATGGCTACGAAGAGTTTGAAATTCGTTCTTAACGCTAGTATTAAAGAAATACAAAATTCAAGAATGTTTAAGGAGGGAGGAGTAGGAGCCCCTCAAGTTGAGAAATTAAAAGCATTGCGTGAAAATATAGGAAAAGAAGGCTTACGAACTATGGGCCAGTTAGACACGCAAATTAAGTTGATTAGAAAACCCTTCGATCAAATAGTTAATACTTATGATGGATTAGCTGCTTCGGCCTCCGAAGCTTATGGAGAATCCAATAAATTAGCGTCTAAAGAAACTACTCGATTTTCAAAAACTATTGAAAAATTTGGTACAATGGCCAAAGGTTTTGAGGATATTCGAGCCGGTTTAGCAGGAGTGGGCTCAGAAAAAGTAGACGTGATGGGTCAGACGATAATACAGAATATGTTAGAAGCTACTGATATGTCAAGGATTTTTGGTAGAGAGGGATTACAAAACGCAGACTTACTAGGATTATGGGTAGCACATCTCAAGGAAATGAACGCGGATCTAATAAAGAATAAAGCTGAAGTAAAGCTTCTAGGTCGTGAAACCAAAGAAATGGGAGATTTAGCTAAACGGGCAGGAACTCCAGCCGGTGTTCATGCTCATATGCGAAAAGAAGAACAGTTACGTAAGAAAAAGCTAGAGGGGGTAAATAAGGAACTACAGTTATTAGAAGAAACTACTATGTTCGATATAAAGGCCCGAGAAGCAAATTTGGCGTATCGCATGAGTATGGCAAAAGGTGAAGATGAAACGAATAGACTAAAGGAACTAGGAAAGCAACTAGAAAAAGACAAAACAGAAGAAATGAAGAAGCATGGAGATCTCCTTACAGAGCAAAAAAACTTAGAAGAACAAAAATTGAGTACAGACGAAAAAGCAGCTAGAGTTACAGTAAGAACTATAGAGTACGCAAAGAAACTATTAGATATAAAAGGTCAATCTATACAAGCTCAAAAAACCTTATTAAGTTTAGCAGAGAAAGAGTCACAAAATCAACTTGCACTGTCCAAAGCTACTGGAGGACTTGGAAGGCAGGGGATTGATGCAACTGCAGCTGATGAACTAAGGCACTTTAATAAGTTTGCTGCTAGAAGAGAAGAGTTGCTAGAAAAAGAAATGCAGATGACTAAGGACAAGATAGATATAGAAGAAAGGTTAATGAAGGCAAAATTAGTTTTGCTAAGAGAAGAACTTAAAGCTGCAAAGAAATTAGCGGATCCTGACGATCAAGGCGCCATTCAAGATGTTATAGATTCTTTAGATACTCTACCTAACGAAATGGCTAAAGTCTATGAACTACAAAGAGATGTTGCTGATCAAACTCTTAAAGGCTCAAAAACCGAATTAAAGCTAGAAAAACAAAAGTTGCGTTTAGCTTCTTTACGCTCCATGCTAGGCGAAGGAACCGGAGCGGCCGGTTCAGGAAGCGGCATACGAAAATATGCGACTAGAGTAATGAATGTTTTTGCGGATGCAAGAGCACAGGCAGAAACTAATTTCTTAGAAAAAACCACAAAAGAGTATCAAGGTGCTGGACTAAATGCTAAAGATGCGGCAGAGGCTGCACAAAATGAATTAGACCACTTAGGTCCTATTGATATAAGGGCCAATTTAGGTTTTGGAGATAAAGCAGCTGCCGCAGGCTCTTTATTTAGTGATTCTTTTGCACAATTAGCGTCTCTAGGGACTGAACAAGCCCCTATTTTTGAAGCTTTAGCAAATGCAGGAACTACCATGACGGCCAACTTCTCCGCAATATCAGATTTAATGGGATCAGATTCTTTTAAGGGCTTTCGAGATGCACTGGGAGATGAAGATGGTGGCGGGTTCATGCAGAGATTTGGGACTGCCTGGGAAAGCCTAGATGTTGGAGGAAAAGTATCTGCAGTGGCAGCAGGTGTAGGGGCGGTTGCAGGAGCAATGTCTAGTGTCTTTGGTCTAATGGCTGCTAAGTCAAAAATGCAAGAAGCAGCAATTGATAGGCAAATAGCTTCAGCGAAAAAAATGTATGGTGGAACTAAGAAAGGCGAGCAAATGATTGCGGCTCTTGAAAAGAAGAAAGAAGCCCAGAAAAAGAAATCCTTTGATTTAAACAAGAAGATGATGATAGCACAAACAATAATGGCAACCGCAATGGGTGTTATGAATGTATGGGCAGATCCAGGTGGTTTCGGCCCTGTTTTTAGAGGTATAATGACGGGATTCGTTCTAGCTTTAGGGGCGGCTCAATTAGCTATCATTTCTGGTATGAGCTATCAAGGAGGCGGCTCTGCAGGAGGTGCGAAGAGTCCTCCTTCTATAAGTGTTGGTTCTAGAAGTAATAAAGTAGATGTAGCAGGAAGCAGGGCAGGAGGCGAATTAGGATACATGAGAGGCGAAAGAGGTCGAGGAACTAGTGCTTCAGATTTTACTAGAACCGCTTTTGTTGGAGCAAAATATAGGGCAACCGGCGGAGCTGCTTACGTAGTAGGAGAACAAGGACCTGAGTTATTCGTACCAGAAGTACCAGGACAAATAATGGCTAATGATGAAGCGGATGCTGAGGTAGCTACTCCTAACGTAACCTTTAATATAAATGCTATCGATGCCGCAAATATGGAAGAGACTTTAGTTTCTCAAAGAGGAAATATTATTAATATGATAAGGGAAGCCGCAAATAATCAAGGAGAAACTTTCTTAGAAGGTTTAGACACAATGGCTTTGGGAGATAGTTACTAATGGCCAATTACATGGATATATTACCTGATCCTACTAATAGAATTTTAGATTCTGGTTTAGCAGGAGTAAATACTGCAGGGTCTGAAACAGGCACTACGGGACCTGGGTTTGCTAGTGTAAAATTTACTTCTAAACAACCCACTATTGTTAGTCGAACTCACTCCGGTAGAGTTATAACTAGATCTGTAGCAGGTCAAAATTGGGATATAGCAATAACTTATAACCCTCTGACTCGCGCAGAATTTGATCCTGTTAATTCCTTTTTGATGGCTATGCAAGGATCTTTGAAACCTTTCTTTGTTTACTTACCTCAGTATTCAGCTTTTAATGCAGATAATGCAAGTAATCCTGTTCAAGCAGCAGATGGAGCAGCAGTAGCCGCAGGAAAAACATACATGAAAATAACTTATGGCGGTGCTGGTACTCCGCAAGTTGGTGATATATTTAATATTATTGATAGTAGCAACTCTAACCATTTAAAAACTTATATGGTTACACGATATGAAACTAATGCAAGTCATGATACGGATGTAGGAGCACTATCTAGTGGACAGAAAAGGCTTTCTTTCAATCCTCCTTTACAGTACGAAGTATCAAATGGAGCAGAATTAGAATTCACCAAACCTAAGATTAGGGTTATAAATACAAATAAGACACAGGAATATTCTTTAAATACTAATAACTTATATAAGTTTGGACTTAAGCTAGAGGAGGCACTACCGTAATGGGACGTTTAGATAGAAATCAAACTTTAAAGAAACATTTATATGAAAATAAGCCATTTAGATATGCTCATTTGGTTAAGTTTGAGCGCCCAGCTTTAGAAGAAGATATAACTCCTCCTAACGAGGCTTTAAAATTTGATACAAGTGCAGAAAAGTATGCTTATTTTACAGATGCTCCTTTTGATATTAAATTTCAAGATGGATCTACTACTGCAGCAGGAGCAACTAATCCTATACAAAACTACATAGCTAATAGAGTTAAGAAAGTCGGCACATTATCAGAGTCTACACAGGTAAAAATGGGCAATGCCAATATTATATTGGACGCTACTGCTCCTCATATACAAATAAAAGGCGACTATACTTATACAGATAACAGTTCTGGAAGTACTATCACTTTAACTTCTACTACTGTAAATTACTCTGCAGAAGGCTTTAGAGAAGATGACAAAATTAAAATCCCTATAGGAACTGTAGCAGTCAATGGTACTACTAGTGATAGTAGTAGTGTAACTGTAGATAATTATACTACTACAAATAGAGTTGCAGGACTACTAGTAGAAGGCGCAAGTACTTCAGGACACTTAGAAGTTGCTTCTTGGTCAGGAAATAATTTAGTACTTTCTGCTCCTCAAAGTCTTCCAGATAACGAAGTTATGACGTTATTCAACTATGCAAGAATAACAAGTTTTACTAATGGAGGCAAAACTATTAATGCCGTTCTTGTAGATGGAGCTTTAGTAACTGGAGGAAGTGCTAGAACTTATAATAATGCTTATTTTGGTTCAGTGTCTGAAACACAAGGAATAACTCTTAATAGTGAAGAAGTAAATTACCTGTTACAAGGTACTATGCCCACCAATTATGTTAATAGACAAGTATGGATATGGAAAATATTTTTAGATGAAGTAACAGGGGAGCCGATTGCAGATAGTAATAATACTGCAGGAGATGAAGCTATTCTACTTTTTCAAGGTATAGTTACTACTGCAACTTATAAAGAAAACCCTCAGTCTGCTGAAATGACTTGGGGATGTAAAAGCCATTGGGGAGATTTTAAACGGTTATCAGGAAGATTAACTTCTGCAGATTTTCATCAAGCTCTTACTCCTAAAGGAGAGCCTAACTCAGCTGCTACTCTTAAACCCGCGTATGCCGGTGACTATGGATTTATGTGGTCAGAAAGAGCTATTAATTTACTACTAAAGTATGACGATCAAGTAGAAGAATCACGGCAGGTGGATATAAATGGTTGGTGGTTTGGCGGAAAACGTCAAGAAAAGTATATGGTAGACGTAGTACGAGAAGTCAATCTACGTATGGATATAGCAGCCAAATATCTTCCTACTGTTTATGGAGTTAGAAGAGTTAAAGGAAATCCTGTATTTGCAGATATAGGATCTACTGCAGATACTTCAGACACGGTTTGGATAGTAGACGCTATTTCAGAAGGGCCTATTCAAAGTGTTATGAATTTATACTTAGACGATGGGTCTTTAGTATGTGTAGATGGCCCAGATAAGCTAGCTAGGGCAGCTTCTGCAGAAACTGATTTAGTATGCTACGGTAGGCAAGATAAAGGCGATGTTTTAATGGGAGAGCCTAATACAGGCTTTGAAGGATTAACAGACAATACAACTGCCATAACTTATAATACTGCTTATGGGCCTATACAGATAACTAGCCAACAACTACAAAATATAATTGATATATCTGAAGGCGGAGATGGAAGCGCTTATCCTACTCAAAGTATTCAAAGTATACTATTTCCTATTGGAATGCCTAACGGCAGACAAGGTACTTCTGTTACAGGAGGCAATCAAGGAGGAGCAGGGATTACCCATGAAAGAGTTTTAAAACTTGAACAACCTCTCGAACAATACTTGGAGTTTCATAATGGAATAGTTAATCAAACGGCTTCTCCTATGTTAACTCAACTAGCCTCAGGTACAGGATTTAAACTGCAAAAAGATTTTTATTCGGATGAAAGAGCAAACGATGTAAAGTACTGGGGGCCTAATCACAGACTATTAGATACCGCTTATGTAGCCAGACAATGTGTAGTAGCTCCTGGAGAATCTTCAATTCCTCCTATGGAATATACTATTAAAGGAAAAATGATTTCATGTTATAATTATGATAATAGTTTTGCACACGATGATGCTCAGTTTTCTTCTGAAGCCAACGCTGATTTTAAACTAGGAGATATAGTAGACTTATTTAAAACTTCTGATAATGGTACTTTAAAATTAAACTGCAAAATTAAGGATAAATGGCATCTTTACGATAGCATCGGAAGAACCCACTACAGATATAGATGGGATATAACTTCAGATGAAGCCGCTTCTCTTGTAACTGCAGGTAAATTTTATATGCAGCACAACACTGATTCTAGTAAAAAGTGGCATATGCTGGGGCATGATGTAACAGAAGTAACCAGCCTTACTGTAGCTGAAATAGGCGTTACTCAAGTAAGTGCAACTCCCGCTGCAGTAAATAGTGCTTTAGTATACACAACAAGTAATGCTCCCACAGGTTTCGGAGATTACTTTACTTCTGGAGAGCCAGATACTTTAGGTCAGTTTATAACAACAACTAATCCTAATACTACTTCTGCTAATTACAACGGTAATGCGCTTAGAAGTAACAATACTAATATTTCATTAAACGGTACTAGTTTAACTTTTAAGCATGCTTACTACGACGGAAGTGCTGCTATGGCATTGGGCAATCCAGGAGAAGCTGTTGCTAATACAATACTTGTTACTAATAAAGTAACTCTAAGTTCTGGAGCTAGTGGTACCGATAATTTTTACAATAATATGTGGTTAGAGGTAACAAAAATTAGAGCTAACGGACATCAAATAATAAAAAGAAAAATAACAGACTACAATGGAACTACTAAAGTAGTTACTTTAGAACAACCTTTTCAGTCTAGTATTGATATGCCCAAACCAGGAGAAGCTGTAAGAATAGTACGAGCAACAGATATAGTAGATGCTACTAGTAGAATAGGAGGCTCAAGTGTTGCGGGAACAGACATTAGAGCGAGTAATAATTTTGCTTTAATACTGTTAGATTATTTGACGGACGTTAGGTATGGCCCTAATATTAGTATGGATGACATAGACCTCGATAGCTTTTTATACGCAGCACAAATTTGTGATACTCCCTCAGATGTCACAGTACAATTACGTTTATCAGGAGGCGATGTAAGTGTCGCTCCTGCGGTAGGAACTGTTTATGAGTATCGACATAGTTCTGGAGGCTTTAAATGGCAGGGTACTGTTACCTCCTATAATACTGCTACTAAAAAAGTAACTTTTACTGATTGTATTGGTAAATTAACCCATAGATGGAATGATTGGAGATCAAGAGAGGTAGGCGACGTAATTTATAGTACTGATGAAACTAATGTTAGGTTAGAAAGAATTACTTCTGCAGGTGTTCAAAGTGCTTGGAATAGTAATGGAGATTACATTACTTATGGAAGTAAGTTTGCACTAGATAAAATAGCAGATTCCTCAGGTACTACAGGATCCGGAGATGCTGAATTACAAATAGAATCTGAAAAAATAGGGAACCCTGTTACATATTCTTTATACGATTCAGACGATTGTAAGTATTGGGCTTACTTAGGTTGGAATAGTCAAGATCAACGATACGCTACTCGTCACCAAGGTAGTATAAAGATTGAAAATAACAAGCCAGTGTTTGACAATATAAAAGGATTGCTTGAACACTTTAATGGTATGCTTTCTTATGTAGATGGTAAGTATAAGTTAGAAGTAGAAGTAACAAGATCTGCACAAGAATCCGATGTATTATTTACAAATACTGCAGGAGGAGGTACCTGGGATGCAGCTTCTGTATCAGAAAGAGACTTACGAACTAGGTATATAACTGACGAAGATTTAATAGGAAGCATTACTATAAAAGACTCTGGACTAGATAAAGCATATAACTCTTTATCTGCTAATATTCCTGATCCTATGTTACACTTTGATAGTAGATCCATCTCTTTCTTTGACTCCAACTATTTAAGAGCAGATAGAGGAATAGTTAAATCTACAAACTTTACTGCGGCGGGTATTACAAATTATTTTAATGGTAGAATGATGGTTAAGCAAAAATTAGATAAATCTCGTTTTAATAGAGAAATATCTTTTACTATGCGACCTTCTGGAATTAATCTACTTCCAGGACAATTAATTCGTATTGAAAGTCCTCGTCATGGATGGGATATTGCAAAAATGTTCAGGATTAAAAACTTATCAATGCAAGAAAATTGTTTGGTAGGTGTTGTAGCAGAGGAGTATGATGATAGTGTTTATAGAATATCTCCTCCTCAGACTAGTAGATTTGCGATTGAACAAGAGTCTACTATTAATCCGACGTATCCTAACGCTCCTACAAGCTTATCCGCAACAGACGGAACTTATAAAGGAAGAGTAAGATTAACGTGGACAGCTCCTAATCCTTATAACTTAGCAAATACAGGCGAATACGAAATTTGGAGATCAACTTCTAATAACAGAAACAATGCGGTACTTGTAGGGCTTTCCCCTGCAGGTTCTACTTCGTATGAAGATAATGTACCCGCAGGAACTTATTATTACTGGATAAGAGCAAGAAATCAACAACCAAAGCAGAAAACAAGAAGCGGTAATAGTTTAAAATACTATCATTCTGCATATAATCCTACTTCATCAACTGGTGGAGAAGCAGGCTCTACTACTGACGTTGTAGATGGTGCCACCGGAACTAGTAATGCTATAATATATGCATATAAAAGAGCAGCTTCTACTCCTTCTGATGACCCAGGTACGGTAACAGTAACTTTAGCTACAGGAACTATAACTAGCCCCTCGGGCGATGCTTTAGGTAATAACTGGAAGAAAACAGTACCTGCTAGTTCAGATAGTGCAGCTGGAGATGATATTTATTGGTGTGCGGCTACTGCTTCTGGGACAGGTACTACGGATGATATTGTATCGGCTAACTGGTCTGATCCAAAAGTACTAACTGCCGAAGGTTTAAGAGCAGAAACAGTTTATATTTATAAAAGAACAGCTACAAACAGCACTCCTGCTTTACCCTCTGGGGACACTACTTATCAATTTTCTAATCATAGTGTAACTCAATGGGGCACCCAAAATGACTGGGATACAACACTTCCTACCTCTAGTAACTCGTACTTATGGATATCTTTTGCAACAGCGGCAGGAAGAAAAAATGCTACTCAAGATACAATTCCTGCAAGTGAATGGGCTGCTGCAAAATTAATGGCAACAGATGGAGTTAGCAGTAGAACTGTTGATTTGACAGCATCTCCTCAAGTTTTTGTTTATGGAGAAGATACAGATACTGTTACAGGAACTTCGACATCAACTATTACAGCTACTGCTCGTAATACAGAAGGAACAGTTTATTATCGTTGGTTTAAAAATGGGTCTTATCTAGGTGACGGTGTAACAGGATCGAGTTATACTTATACTCCTACTACTAATTCTGGCAATATGCCTGAAATAATAAAAGTAGAAATCAATGAAACTAGTCAAACTACTAATGCTGCTTTGGCTTCTGACCAAATAAGTCTTTCCGCCCTAAAGGCAGGGTCTGATGCTATAACTACTGTATTATCAAATGATACACACAGCATCCCAAGAACTGCTGCAGGCTCAGATGATTATACTGGTTCCGGTACTACCATTAGGGCTTGGTGGGGAAATATACCCCTTGAGATAGGTAGTGGTGCAGGAACTTTTACTGTTACTATTACTGATGATACTAATATTACTAAGGGCTCCCTTTCTGGATCTAACGGAGCTTATGTATATACTGTAGGTAATGCAAGCGGTATGACTGCAGCTACTGCAAGTGTAACTTACACTATTGTAGCAAGGAAGCAAGGAGGACAGTCTCAAACTATTACAAGAACACAAACTTTTAGTAGAGTTCAGGATGGAGACTCAGGTAAAAATGTAAATATAGTATTTGCAAGATCCGCAAGTCAGCCTGCTACTCCAAATGCTAATGGTATGAATGTTCCTAATTCTCCCATTCAATGGTATGATAATCCCCCTAGTGGAACTGCCCCTTTATGGGCTTCTAAAGGAGTGACCGCGATTAATGGTAATGCTTTTGCGTGGGGATCTCCTTACAGAGCAGAGGGCTCAGCAATAGCGGAAGTCTATGCCTTTAGAAAGAATAGTAATGCAGGACTTAGTGGAGGCTCTTATAACTTTACAAACAATACTCTTACACCGCCTACTAACTGGTCAACTAGTCAGCCTTCTATAACTGCTAATAATGACGTAATATATTCAGGAGTAGGGCTAGCTTCAGGAGCCCCAACTGATACCGCTGCCTCTATTACATGGCAAGGTAGCGCAGCTAATATTGCGCAAAGAGTAGACGGAACTCCTGGAACTAATGGTACCCCAGGATCTGCAGGAGCAGCAGGAACTCCGGGCGGCGATGGTAATAGTGTAGCTATTATGTTTATATTTAAAAGAGCTAGTTCACAACCCACTACCCCTTCTGGAAGTACTTTTAATTTTAGCAATATGACTTGGAGCGGTCTCAGTGGTTGGTATGATAATATAGATAGCGTAGGTGGATCAGATACTACCCCTATATGGCAGTCTCGTGCAATGTTTGTGCATATAGACGGAGGAAGTAGTAGTCCAGGACCAAATAGTGCTGGCTGGTCAACTCCGAAATCAGTTTATAAGGCTGGAGTTGACGGAACTAATGGAACTAATGGAACCAATGGAACTAATGGAAGCCCCGGAACTAATGGAAGTCCTGGAACTAATGGAAGTCCTGGACCTACGGGCCCAACAGGCCCTGGAGGACCAACAGGATCTACAGGATCTACAGGACCTCAAGGCATACAAGGCGCCACAGGACCAGGAGGAACTCCTGGAGGCACAGGAGCGCCAGGGCCTCAAGGGAGTGCAGGAGGCAATGGATGGTCTGTTTCTTGTTCTCATAATACAATTGCTTTTTATGATACTTCAACGGGTACAGGAACGGGAGGAAGTCCTAGTGCTCAAACGGTGTATCTATATGCAAATAACGGAGGTACTACACAAAATACCAGTTTTACAGTTACTCCTGCTTCGACTTATAATACTTTTACGGTGGCGGGCACCTTAGGTACAGGATGGTCTGGGCTGAGTACAGGGAGCTTTAGTTCTCAAAGTATACAGAGTTTAGATCATTCTGGTAGTGGTGTAACTATTTATGTAACAATTACAAGGATCGTAACAAAATGACTATTAAAGTACCGGAGCAGCATACTACTATACAGTATGCTGGAGATACCTACTATGTTCGTAATATGGGAATGTCTGACAAAGAATTTTTCTTGGAAACTATGGCAGACTTTCCCACTGAAGCGGTCTCGAGAGACTGGTCTAAGTTTTTTGAGCTAATAATTAATAGTAAGTTAACTCATTTGATGCATAAAAATAAAGGGTATTTTCCTTTAGACGAGGATAAGGATTCTTTTCAAAATGCAATTTTTTTAAAAAATAATGTACCTTTTGCAATTAATTATCAAAGCATGGTAAAGGGAAAAATTACAGATCCAACGATCGCTATACATCCAGACTTTAGAAATCAGGGTTTAGTAAAAATTATATCAGGTTATTATCAATACTGGAAGTCACAAAAACAACACTCCTTTGATGGAATGGAGTACAGAGTTAATCATGATCAAGTACAGCTCAGACAAAATGCAAAAAATAGAGGACATGACTATGAAGGAAGTAGGCCCGCTAATGTGTTTGATGCTCCTAATACTTCTTCTACAATTCATAACTTTTCGGTAAAAAAAGACTTTACTTATGATTATATTCCAGGAGCCGTCTATTCTATGGTTCTTGTAGAATATGATCTTACAGATGATAAATATAAAACAGAACACGTTTTATCGGGACAAATGGAAGCAGATATAAATAATTCAACACTAGCATGGGATAGAGGTTTATAATGGCAAATGTAACAGAATATACTATTACAATGAAGGAAGGCTCAGATACTTATACAATGAGACCTTTAATACTATCCGATAAAACATTCTTTTTGGAGTGTTTTAAGGATTTTCCTACAGAAGCGGTTAGCCGTAATTGGGAGCTTCAATTCGAAAGATGGATTGAACATTGGGTGGAAACCCATGAAGATATGGAGTATCCTATATCTAAAGGAACAGATGTCGCTGTTGCTCAAGTGGCTTCTAAAAATGGCACTCCTATTTTTATTACTTATTCTTTATACGATAATCATACAGATACTTTATACGAGCATAGTTTAAGAATAGCCATACATCCAGACCAGAGAGGTAAAGGTTTATACAAGTATTATATTGCTCTAATACATTATTATACTTATGTACATGTAAAAGCGGATTATATGACTTATGAAACTTTTGATAGCGTAAAGAAAATTTTAAAATACCAAAAGGATAACAATTGGGAGTATCTAGAAACTAAAGATGCGGGCATACAAGGAATAAAGCACATTTTTAAAAATACAAAAGAACAATATTCTCAAAACTCAGACTACACGTTTGAAGTAACTAAAGCGACGTATGACAAAACTAATGCAAGATACGCCACGAACTATATTAAATCAACTTATACAAAATGGGATGACGGGTTATCATGAGACAAAACTGGCAGTTATGGGAGGGAATACTTTCCCCTCTAGAATGTGATGAAATAATACAACTTGGACTTTCGGAAGAACTAACTGATGGTACTATATTCTCAGAAGAAGAATATGAAGTTAAGCAAGAGTTTAGAAATACAAAAATTCGTTGGATAGAAGATGGGTGGATAAGAAATATCGCGATGGATTACATTATGAAAGCTAATAGAGCTGTTTTTAATTTTGATATAAATTACTTACCCTCTCTTCAGTTTGGTAAGTATAGTGAAGGCTCTTTTTACAATTTCCATCATGATATAGACTGGAATAGTGATATTATGTATGATCGTAAACTTAGTATTTGTATTCAATTATCTGACCCTAATGATTATATAGGTGGAGAATTTGAATTTAAAACTATATCAAACCCTACGGGGTATAAAACTCAAGGCTCTATACTGGTCTTCCCTAGTTATAATGAGCATCAGATAACAGAAGTTACTAAAGGGGCTCGTTACTCATTGGTCGGTTGGATGGAAGGTCCCCGATGGAGATAACCAAGAAAAAAATATACCTTGACAAACGCACTCTAATTTTGGTATAATTTTTGAGAATGGAGAAATATTACTATGGCAGCAGGAAAGTACAACATTACGATAGATCAGGGAAGTGACTTTTCGATTCAATTAACAGTGAAAGAATCGGGAACAGCTAAAAACTTGACAGGCTACAATGCCCGGGCCCAGTTGCGCCCGACTCAAACGTCTTCCACTCTTAGTGCAACTTTTACCACTACCATTACTAATGCTAGTGGAGGAATTATGACTATGTCATTACCTTATGGCACTACGACAAGTCTTACTGGCGGTAAGTACTATTATGACTTAGAAATATACACGGGCTCTGCAGTACAGAGACTCATACAAGGAACAGCCACAGTTAGAACAAATGTGACAACGTAATGGCGGACCCAGTATTAGCAAGTTTAGAACCTTTAAGTCCTACATCTTTATTTGTACAGGAAGATAACTGGTTTGTAACTCTTACCGAGTTCGACAATCAGATTGAAGTATATAATGAAGTAAAAGAAATAGAAGTTCCTACTGGAACTTATGTATTTGATGGAACTATGTTTGCAGCTTCTGGATATACAGTTACCTCTTCTGGTAGAATATCCGGAGACGATATACAAGAAGCAATTCAAAATTTAGACGATACTTTAAGTGCTAGAACTACAGCGCCTACTAATCCTGTCGAAGGCACCATCTATTACGATACAGACGACAATATACTTAGACTATATATAAATGCTGCGTGGGCAACTTTAGCTGCTACCACACTTACTAATAGTATGAGTACAGTTAGTGGAGGAACATTCTAATGGCAGATACTACTGTAACAATACAAGAAGACGTTACTTCAGTAACTATAGAAGCAGATACTTCAGTAACAATAAATGAAGATATAACTGAAGTAGATATAACGGCAACAACTCCTGTTACAATAACAGGGGCCTCTGGTATAGCTTTTACACCTTATGGAACAGTTGATTCTACAAATGTTCAATCTGCTTTACAAGAAATATCAGATCAATTTAATATAACTACTTCACAACCCGGATCTCCTTCTGAAGGGGATCTTTTTTACGATACGGATGACGACGTATTGCAGGTCTATGCAGATGCAGATGGATCTACGCAATGGTTGACAATTCTCAGAGCAGGAGCGGCTGACGATATGCAACGGCTCGACGGGGGATCTTTCTAAGTCCCTAGGAGTTTTTCAAAATGGCGAACACTATTCAGATAAAACGGAGTACATCTACTGCCGCTCCAACTTCTTTAAGCGCAGGGGAGCTAGCATATTCATCGAATTCCAGTAAATTTTATATTGGACATCCCGATGGAAGCACTGGTAATGTAGTTATTGGCGGCGCTCTATATGTAAATATGCTAGACCACACGGCAGGCACTCTTACAGCCTCAAGCGCAATACTTGTAGATGTAAACAGTAAAGTCGATCAACTTTTAGTTGATAATATTCGTATTGGTACAGTAGCTAATAGAATTGACACTTCAAGCGGTGATTTGACAATCCATGCTGCTTCTGGTAACATACTTCTATCTACAGAAAATACTAGTTTAAAGATAAAGGATAATTCAAATGTAGCATTAGTATTCAAACAAGGTACTGATGCTTATATAACTCTTGACACTACAAACGGTGCAGAAAGAGTAACTTTTGGTAAGCAAATAAAAGTTGGTTCTGCTTACACTCTTCCAACTTCCGATGGATCAAATGGACAAGCTCTTGTAACTAATGGTTCAGGAGCTGTTAGCTTTGCAACTGTAGCAAGTAACCTCACTATCGGAGCTGATTCTGGATCAAATGATACTGTAACTCTTACTACCGATACTTTAACTTTTACAGGTGGTGAAGGAATTGATACTACCGTTAGTAATAATACTATTACTATCGCAGCAGAAGATGCAACTACATCAAATAAAGGTGTTGCTAGTTTTAATACTTCTCACTTTACAGTATCAAGTGGTGCAGTATCGGCGCA